CCATTTGCTGATTGTGTCTTCTTTGATAACTTTAAGGTGCTTAAGACCGATATTACCAACAAGACCTGATTCTAATAATGCTCCCATTTTAAAATATTTGTTTTGTTTTATTTTGTTTATTTAATTTTACTCATTAAATCCTTCATTCTTAAGAATTGTGGATTTTCGTAAGTTTTTGATTCAATCAATGTTGTTGATGAACCTGTTGAAACTGTATTGTTTATTTTATTTCCAACTGATTCGTTAATTGATTTTGTATCAACCTGACCCAATTCGTCTTTGATAGACTTATAAAGATTTTTTGATTCTTTAAGAGATTCTACCCCGTCAAATCTTCTCAGGATATTTATTTTTTCTTTCTTAGTTGTTGAATGTTCAGTGAAAAGTCTAGTTGCGTATGCTAAATTAGAGTTGAAGATTGCTACTTCAGTTAATTTTTCTCTAAATACATTTAATGCTTTTCTATACTCTTCGTTCTTTTCTCTCAACATACTAACTTCTGATTCAAGAGATTCAACTTTGACACCACCTTTACCATAAACATAGTTTCTGTTGTTAGTAATGCCCTTTCTAAGACCTCTTCCTTCTTTAGAACCCATTCCATAAGTTCTTGCAGCTTCTTTAGTTTCAGCCTTTTCATAATCTTTTCCACTATGAGTTTTAGACTTATCACCTTTGTTACCACCAAACTTTTGTTCGTAGTCTCTTTTAGAACGAGAATCGTCTCCTTTGTTGCCTCCGAATTTACCTTCTTTAGTTTCTGCTTTAACGACTTTAGACTTTCCTTCCATGTTCGCGCCTTTCTTATATTCGAACTTAGCCTTACCTGTGCCAACTGATTTAGGTCCTTCTTTCTTATCTTCTTTAAATCCACCTTTAGCAGATTTATCGTAAGAGAATTTAGGTCCACTACCTTTAACACCAGGAGCTTTCTTGTGACTGTAAGCTTCATCTAAGCTTTCTTCCCAATTTTGCTCGTCCATTTCCATTTCTTCTTCATCCATTTCCATTTCCTCTTCGTCCATTTCAATTTCATCAGAATCCATTTCCACGTCGTCCATGTCGTCATCGTCTTGTTCGTCAAACTCGATTTCATACATAACCTCTTCATCATCTTCAACGTCGAAATCCATTTCTTCGCTGTTGTCTGAATCAGATGAGAATAACTTCTCAATAACTGCATCTACATCTTCATCTTCTTCCATGTAGTCTTTACGAGATTTAGAAATGTCGCCTTTGTTACCACCATATGATGATTCGTCCATTTCCATTTCTTCATCGTCCATGTCATCTTCTTCATCCATTTCTTCAGTCGATTCTCCAAGTTTTACTAAGTATTCGTTGTCAGAATTGTTATCTGTAAGGTGAATGTCTTCGCCATCCTTCTTTACAATGATACCGTCTTCTTCACCCATAGCTTTGAAAACTTTAAGAATTTCTTCATCAGAAGCGTTTGTTAAATCAATAGGAGATTCTGAATCCATGTCAGTTAAATCTAAGTCCATATCCATTTCGACTTCGTCTTCGTTATCAGTATCCATGTCCATATCCACTTCTTCAGCGTCATCGTCCATGTCTACATCTAATTCAACCTCGTCTTCATCTTGTTCAGATAGAGATTCTTTTACTAATTGATTGATTTCTTCCTTCATAGTTGAAGCAAGTATTCCTTTTGCATTCTCGGCAATTACATCTTCGACTTGTTTCATTCGAATGAGTGCCTCTTGTACTACATCTTTATTTTCTTGCATAGAAAAATTGTTTAATTTAACATATAAATAGTGTCAAATAAGAAAAAAGTATTATTTCCTTATATTGAAACGTAATTTCTTTGAGATAAACTGATGTTTCTAACTTCAGTATTTGATTGTGAGGTAATCCAAGTATTCAATGATTGGAAATCGTTATCGAAAACGTAGTAGTTTGATAACAAGGATGTTGTCGTATTTTTAAGAGATACTTGATAACAATTATCCGAACCAACCACGTTCAAAACAAACGTAACGTTTATCAATTGGGATATACCTTGGATTTCTTTTCCAGTTCCTTCGGCGTAAGCCGCCGCTTCAGACCACGTAGGTGCAACTAATGCAGTTGATGTTTGGTCTTTAAAATTTATAATAAAATTCATTTGTAATTTTTATTATAAATAGTTCCATAAAATAAAAAAAGTGGTCGTTTAGACCACTTTAAGTTTTAATCAATTACTTCATCAATTTTACTCTCAGAAACTGAGGTTATTCTCCAATCGTGAGAGAATCCTTCATATTTTTTTGTAACCTTTGCTTCAACATCAGTTACAGAAAAACCTTTTACTAACTTTTCTTCTCTGATTTTTTTGATTTTACCAGAATTTTCGTCGGGTAGGTCATACGTGATTTTTGCAACAAAATACTTTTCGTCCATAATTTAGTTTTTTTATTTTCCTAAAAAATCGGTAAGTTTTTTCATCAAATCAATAGACTTGTCCAAATTCTTTTCAGGTTGTTGAATTTTCTTTTCTTCTTCGAGATTTTCTTCATACTTTTCTCTTTCATTGACGTCTGAAAAAAGATATGCGCCGGGTGTAGATGGGGAAGAAACTAAATCAAAACAAATTAATTCAAAATCATCTTGAACTTCATTTCTCTCTCCTACTTTTTTCAACGAACCAACACCTCTAGATGAAACTCCCATTGTAACACCTTGTCTCATTAAATTAGCCGCTTGGTCTCCTTTAGTTGAAACAATACCTCTCTCGTGAAATCCCGGTGACGTTAATAGTTTGAGTTTGCCCATCAAGATATTTTTGTCCCACCATATATCTGTGATAATGTGTGATACTCTATCTAAATCAATTAGAGACGATTCTGGGTGGTTTAACTCAGAAGTTGACAATCCCTTGGCAATCATCTTTTTATATCTCTCAGCCTCTCTTTTAAGGATTCTTTCAGGATAGAATCTACCATTCCTATTTGGGGTATCATATTTTTGTAAAACTGCATAAAACTCAAAAGGGTTTTTGTAGTCTAATTTAACTGCTTCTTTAAGAATAGCTGCGTTCATCTCATCACGGGGTGACACATAACCAGCATCCATCTCAATCAGTATTCCGTGACCTGATTCATTAGCCTCAAGAATTCTTAATTTCTTCATAACTCTTTTAGAAATAAATATACAGGTTGAGTAAGTTTAATAGTAATTTTACTTTTTGGTTTTATAAAAATCAAAATAGTTGTTGTTTGAAAGATTATTAGTAAAGATGTTTTTAACAATTCTTTTAACAGAGTCTTTTAATTCCTGTGATTTGAAATCTAACTCTTCGTTGGTGTAAAGGTTTACTTCTAAATTGAAAAATGATTTTTTTCCTGTTGAAATTCCACTTGTTCTTAGGTCCAAATCAACAATACTACGGTCCATAAAAACTGTTTGTGATATTGAGTTAAAAACCGAATGTTTTATTTCTCGATTTAAATTACAAACGACTCTATTCCAATTATCATGTTCTTTTTTTGGACAAACCCAAGATTGAATGTTAATATAAATTGATTTTAAATTTTTTGAATCAACTGTCCCATACACAGATTTAATTGGACTGTAAAGATTCAACTTTACACTTTTCCCTTTTTTCATTAAGTTTCATATTATGAATGTTTATTTTACTAAAAATAACACTAATAAAACTCAATGTCAAAAATTATAAAATTAAATAATATTTATTTCTAATATGTTAATCATTGAAGTTAAAAACAACGAAAATATTGAAAAAGCTTTAAAGACTTTGAAATCCAAAGTAATTAAGACTAAGCAAAATCAACAATTGTTGAATAGAAAGGAATTCACTAAAAAATCTGTTGAGAAAAGAGCTCAAAAATTAAAGGCAATCTACAAACAAAGAAAACTTAACGAATTATAAATTTTTTTCTAAATTAACTAATTTGAAATAGTTAATTTGATTAAATTCTTCTCCTTTTAATTTGTTAATTGTTTCTGTTATTTTTTCAATAACGTCATTTTCTTTTTGCTCACCAAGAATTGAATTTAATTTTTCTAAAGTCTTTTCCTTCAAAACTGAGAAGTCCTCCTTGAGATTGTCCCCATCTGATTTCAAAATTTCTATGAATGTCTTTTTAGATTGTTCATCCATCGTATCAACATAGTTCTCTAAAGTTTGGTTGGCAATTTTAACCATAGTGCTTATAGGAATTTGTATTGATTCTTTTACAACTTTATTCTCAGACATTAAAACTTTGACAAGATTTTTTCTCGCTTGTAATCTTTCGTGAATGTTAAGTTTGTTTGTGTAAACTAAAGTATCGATATCTGAATACAAGTTTTCATTACTTTCAGATATACTTTTTGGCATTTTGATAGTTGGTAATAATTTTTGAATCAAACCAATTCCTTCGTTCAAAAATTCATTGGCATCAGAACTGTTGAGACCTTGAGAAGTTGATAATTGGTCATACAAGTTATAAACCTTGGACAACGACTTACTGTTGAGAACATTTTCTTTAAATTCTCTCAAAGATTTTTTAAATTCTTTTTCATTCCTATAGGATTCTATAAGATTTTTTTCAATAATGGATTTTACTTGTCCGAAAGTCATTTTTTGTATTTTCAAATAAATATTATGAATTTAATAACTTATCCAATTCTTTTGAAATTTCTCCCAAAGATTCTCTAGCTTTTCCTAAATCAAGGAATTCGTCCCCTTCAATCATGTTATTTTCAACTAAAATGTTAAAATCTTTCATTTTAGATTCAGGTGTTACTTCAGCCGCCGCTCCTCCTGTTTCTGCCGGTGGTGGTGGAGTTTCTCCTCCTGCTGGTTCTGCCGCTGGTTCAGGTAATTCAGGTGTTGACCCACCACCTCCGAATGAAGGTAATGGACTTTCAATTTCCGTTTCAGCACCTTGTGTTTGAGTTGTTCCTGTGGTTGTGCCGTAAAGCTTATCAATGTTATCAAAGAATCCTGTCTTAGTGATTACTGTTGCAGTTGCTTTGAGTTCTTCACCAACAGCTCTTTCAATTCTTTGTTGTTGTAAATCAAGTTTAACTTCTTCATCAGACCAACCAAAAATATGTTTCTTAGCCCAAGTTGATGATGTTGCTTGTATACCATTCCCTGGGTCAGCAACTAAGTCTTTGTATAATAAAACTTTTTCTTTCCAAACATCAATCTTCAACAAGTCCGCTTGTGTAGATGGGTTTGTTAGACCCAATGTAAAGTTAGAAAGTTCATCTTCGAATCCTAATAAGAAAAGATGAATGATAGCAATCTTGTTAAGTTCTGCTAACATACTTTTTTGGATACGGTTAATCGTACGGGCAAATCTAATATCTTGTAAAGATAGATTTTTACCGTCACCTACAACTTCTTCAAAACCTAAGAAAGCCTTAGGAACACGGAGTGCAGTTAATAATTTCTTTTGAATATATTCAATATCCGCAATCTCTGATAAGTTTGTTGCACCTGGTAAAGTATCAATTGGACTTGGTGCTGCAGGGTCTCTAACAGGAACAAAGTAATCTTGGTCAACCGCCATTTGGTTAAACCTCATATCAACGTTTCCTGTTTTACTATCAACAATTTGTTCTCTTTTGAACTTATTAGCAACACGTTGAACGTATGCTTCAACATCATCATCATTCATGTTTCCAACAAAAACCTTAAAGATTCTTCTTTCAGGTGCTCTTGATGTTCTATATATCAACATTGCATCCTCAGATAACAATAGTTGTTTCCAAATTCTTCTTGCTTTTTCTAACATAGAAGTTCCGTATGGTAGTTTTCTATCATCACCCAATAATCTGAAGTGAGCAATCTCCCATGTTTGGAATTCCATGTTTTTATTCTTCCATGTGAATGAAAGAGCCTTGTTTGTTTCATTTTTTTCAACCTGAACAGAAATCTTTTGGCTAGCTCCAACCTCATGTCTTTCAATTTCAATAGTTGGTAATTGCTGACATCCAACAATACCTTTTTCAGGGTCTAATTTCAAATACACAAAGTTATCACCATACTTACAAGTGTTTCTTGTCCACATTGGTAAGTTGGTATTGATATCTAAAGCGTTGTTGAATAAATCTGCAAGAACTGATTTTATTCTTTTTGATTCAGAATAAATTTGAAGAATGAATCCATCTTCATTAGTAGTAGTAGATTCTTCTGCATAAATGTCTAAAGCGGCAGAAATCTCAGGAGTATACTCCATTGATTCATAATCATACTGAGCAGATAATCTTGATGGTTCATAATAAATTGCTTGTGAATAAAGGTTGTTTTCAACCTTAGTCCATTGGCTAGCCAAATAAAATGTTTGTTGTGCTTGAAGTTTTTCCTTCTCGTATTCTTCCCTACTTTTTGTGCGTAATATTTCTTTTTTATCAAACTTAAAAGTCGGATAATCTTGACCTAAAAGGGAATTAGGTCCAAAAGTTTTGGATAATCGTTGCCAAACCGTTAAATTCTGTTCTGCCATGATACAATTTTACTTAATACTTCGATAATATAAATACTATCAAGCCCCAAATAACCACTTATATGTTTCGTAGTCTTTTTTAGATGGACCATTATTATAACCTCTCGCATCTCTACCCATCTGTGGAACCATTGGATTGAAGAAATCAGAAGTATTCTTATTTTCATGAACGTTACTTGTCCAAGAATTTAACATGGCTTTTGTATGATTTGTAACTTTAGTTAAAGATTGAAAAGATTTTTCTGCTACATAAATCGCCATAGAAATACCCATAATACAGTCATCATGATGACCTTTTTGATGGTCAGGTCTTCCGTTAACATAAATGAAAGTATTCATTTCATTATATAATCTATTCGAATAAATTTTAAACTCGTGTCTGGCAGCTTCTTCTAACGCAGCAATAATTTGAACCCTCTTACTATTGAAATTTATCCCAGGTATTTTTTCATTCAACTTAGGGTCCCATTTCCATTTGTTTGAAGTATCAACGTTATCAACGTATAATCCACCTCCATAAGACAGTTCCTGTAGTTTTCTGGCAGTCGAAACACCCATACCTCCTGTAATATCAACAACACAATAGGCATTATACATTGTTCCCCACTTATAAGCAATCTCTGCAATTACATCAGGTGGAACTTTTCCAACATATTCCAAAACTTGTTCTCTTTCATCAAAATCAATAATTTGAATACAAGAGAAATCTTCAGAATCTCCACGGGACACGTCGACACCCATTACATATTTGTGACCATTTACAGGCTCTTTGAAAATCCAAAGTGACCCTCCCATCAGTTTTGCCGATGGTTCTCTCAACATATTCTTTGCAATATTTTGCATTAATTCAGATTCGAATACGTTATCACCTGAACCTAAGAAATTACATTCCAATTCCTGTGCAACTTTACGTCTATCGTATTTGAGTTTTTTAACCATACTCTCAAACCAAGCAGAACATGGTTTATATCCTTGTTCTATGTAGTCTGTAGTTACACTATGGTCTCTGTCGTATGGATTTTCTGTTGATAAATCTACCACGGCATCTTTTGGATATTCTTCTCTGTTCAACAAATAATGAACCAAATCATTTGTCTTAACCATATACAAATCTCTTGTATATCTCGGGTCACGATACCAAAACATCTCAGATATTTTGAAATCGTTCATGTTTCTTAATGACTGGTCATAGATTTCATAGTAGATTGGGTCGTAGCCGTTTGGTGTAGAAACAACAATAACTTTACCACCCGTAGATAGTGAGGCCATACACGCTGACCAAAAGTCCCCATCAGCCTCAATGAACGCCGCCTCATCAAAAATAAGGATGGTAGGGGTATAACCTCTCAAGGCATCCTTTGATGTTGCCACAGCTTTCACTTCACAATCATTTGTAAGTTTGAAGTGTCTTTGAGAATTTTTTTCTTTCGCAAACGTAACTCCAACCCATGTTGGCCATTGTTCAGTAAAACTTCTAATCTTATTAGCCATCTCGACAGATGTATCTAATTTGTTGGCAATGATTAGAATTTTTTCAGGTTTTTGTTTTTTGGCAAATACCAATTTTTTTGATGCCCAAGCTGCGGTAACTGTTGATACACCCGCCTGACGATACTTCAATGCAATGTTTTCATTGTATTTGTCGTAATCCTCAATAAGACTAACTTGGTCAGGGAAAAGGTCCAATGGAACATACTTTGATACTGTGTTATCGTATGTTTGTAAATAAGTTCGAAGTGCATAAGGAGTATTCCTCATACACTTCGTAACCTCTATAATTAATTGTTCTTTAGTCACAAATTATTATTTGGGTCTAGATATGCCCAAACTACTCAGAAAATCATCTAAATTATCCTCATCATCTTCGTCAGAATCAATATCTTCTTCCTCTTTGTAATCCTCAAATTCTGATTTCATATCAATAGCTTCTCTCATAATTTCTTCAAATCTTGAAGTTGCTTTTTTAATTTTTGACTCATCTTCTGAGATGGCATTTCCTATAATTTCCAAGAATTCTTGTGCCGGTATTTGGTATAACAAGATATGGAACCAGTTTATTAGACCTTTGTTTGACTCGTCAAACATTGAATCGGGTAATGCGTTTCTAAGCTTTTCCACGATTTCAGGTCCTATTCTCAATTGCATTGGTTCATTCGCTAAAGTATCAACTTGTGCTTGAACTTTTTGACGTAAACCTGGCTCTTTTGGTAAACCATGTCTACCTTT